CAAATGTGTCACCATCTGACGCAGCTATAACTGAACCATCGGCCGCCGTTACTGGATTAAAGTCTGCTGTTGCAACACCAGTTATTCTTGTAGACCTACGAAGTGTAAGGGATAGGTGTGGATTGGTCTCCGAACCATCCTCCTTGAGATTAACCGCCAGTCTGTTCGTATCTACTTCATCCTTGTACTTAGGGTATACACCGTTAGGGTCGTAAAATCCTTTGTCTGTATTGGCCAACTCAAAAGGACGGCCAGGTATAGAACCCAATACAACTGGTTCTTGCATACTGTCACCATCTCTAAAGTAACCAAACACCCAACTGCCTTCTACAAGAAAACTAGGAGAATGGCCTAGACCTGATATAGACGCACCAGTCACAGGCATAATACATTGTGACCACGGTAAATCGGTAGTTGGTAAATCGGTCTTGTTATCTGTATGAAGGCCAATACAACGCACCTTCACTCTTCCAAGATATTGTGGGTCAAACCTGTCCTCTACGACACCAGTAAACCAGTGAAATCCGTTACGGCCTGCAAAATTTTTGTCTGTAGTCATTTGTTTTTTCTCGATATATTGTTTGTTTTAATACGCTAGCCATACGCATTTACTTGCCATTTACTCCGACCTTACGCAAGACGGACTTCAGCTTTGAGCCTATCTTTAAACCCTTGTTCCGTATAGGTTTAATCTCTGCGTATAACGACTTTATCTCTGTGTACACGCCCTCTTTACCCTTAAAGAAATAAGCATATTTTACCCTATCAATAGCCTCATATACACTCATTGTTTGTCTTCCTTTGGTTTACACTCTCCACAACACTCAGGTGTCCCACAGTTACTATGTATATCATTGTCTTTATCTGGCAGTTCCTTACTGTCATTCTGTTCTTTTATAGTGTCACTCATTTGTTCTATGCCTTTCTCTATCTATATGCCTCTGAAACTGGCCTTTCTACATGGCTATGCTCGGAAGCGTCGGAAATCTCTTATACTCTCTCATCCTCCTCATAGAGGTTTACAGCGTCTTTCTTTTCTGTTAATACGGTCACCTCGTCTAACCCTTTTGGTAAATCTTTTAATGTACTGTCTTTGACTGCTCGTATATTCATGGTGTGTTTTTGATTTACTATGTCAAATTTGTGTTTTAAACTTAACATTAAGTATCTTCCACTATAATAAGGGTTGGTCTGTTGCGCCTGGTCATGGGGTACATTTTGTTGTAATGGTAGATTAAATGTAATGATATTACCTACATTCATTCTTGTTTGACCTGGTACTGTTAATAATAAATGATGATTTGCCATTTGAGCTCTTTGTGATACTTTGTTAGGTAGTATATCTTCAGGTGGTGTAAATTCGTAATCATTATGTACCGATTTGGTGTCCACAACACTCATTAATTTAGCTTCTGAAAAGTCGGATAACATTTTACCTGTATCTTCGTAATATACTAACGGTTTTAGATAATTACCATCTGCCCTTGCACCGTCATTGTGTTCCGTATGATAATGGTCAACATATGAATCATGGTAATCATAATTAAATGTACTAATCTTTTTATTAAAAATATCATGCGTAATAAGTTTATTTGCTAAAAGACCTTTGTTTATCTCTGCTAATGTATTGACTACATTTTCAAATGAATAACTATCTGGTGATTGTAAATCCATTACAATATTCTTTTCCATGCCATCATTACCTGCACCACGCAAATTAGCAGGTTGCATTGCGTATTTTTCTATTGACGGTCTTGCAACGGTGCCTGACATAGCCATCATTGACTCAAAACTTCTAAAATTAAACCCTTTTGTTGTTTCGTAAAACAAATAACCTGCGTTCTTGTACTTATCTGACACAGCCTGGTCTGCAAGAAACTTGATTGTTCTAATTGGTTTAAAATTTGGTATAACATACTTACTATTGGTCGCTGTTGGTTCTGCGTAAACTCTTTTTCTACTGTCAAGGTATTTTTTATCTTGTACTAATTCGTAAACAGCATTTTCTACAGGTCCACTAAATGCTCTACTTACACGATTTAAACTATTTCTATATGCTTCTCTACTGACAAAATGTATTCTATACATTGACTCACGAGCAGTACCACTTGTTCCTCTGACCTTTTCAATTTTGTATATGTTAAAACAATCGGTTGTGCCTTCTATAAATTTAATTTCATCTTGTCCAGGTGTAAATACATGAAGTTCTAACTTTTCTAAACCTGTGATAGGTAACATGGTTCTAAAATCTACGCCATCTACTACATCTATAGTTCCTGACATAACAGGCATAGTAATATCTTCGACTAAGGTAATTGCCATAGTCTGTGGTAAAATATTTTGTCTTACTGATTTTTCTGAATTATTACCTTTACGATAGGATATTATGTTACAAACTTTTATCCTAAAATCGCCTGCGTAATTGATGATGTTATCTTGGTTGTCTGAAGCTGCCATATCTCATTATCTTTGTACTAATCGTTCAAATTCTTCAACAAATTGATTTAAGTATGCCTTATCTAGCAATTTAATTTGTCTTTTTTGGTCTTGTAATCTTGATTCGTATTCATAGTTAGACACCGATTGTGCGTCTGCGTCTGTACTATTAACTTCAATTTTGTGTTCGTAATCAGCAGGTCCGTTACCTGTTGTAGAGCCACTTAATTGGTCTTTCTCATAATGATGTATTGCTTGAGGATTATCATACTTTTGCGTAACATATTCCTCAAATGCACTATTAGTTAATGGCCAGTCATAAAATCTATCTGTAATATCATTCATTAAACAAATAACCCAAAAATAATCTGTACTACCAAAGTGTTTATATGATATTGTTTCTGGTGTGTCGCCATCTTGTACATCATATGTTGCCATTAATGCTAAATTGTTTTTAACATTATCTCTGACTTTCATTCTTCTAAAAATATCTTTTACAAGTGTACCATTGCCGTTGCCTTCTAGGTCATACACTCTATTTGGAAATGTTTCAAAATATTGTGGCATATTAGTAATTCTTCGCTATTTCTTTTTTCGTTAAAATTGTTGTTTCTATGAAACCTAATGTCATTGATATTTCTACAGGAGCGGCACCTTCAAAATCAAATTGTCTAAATGTTTGAAAACCATCACCGCCTCCATAATCTACTTCAACACTATTACATACACATCTACTTAATTCATGTAAATAATTATTTTTTTGGTCATTATATGCGTAATGTATTTCAAACTCTGATGGTACTCTAAAGTATCTACCACCATTTGCCATGTCTAACTCGGGGTGCATATGAAATTTAAAGAATTTAATAATTTTTTGTATATCTTCAGCTTCTTCCATGTTTCTTGCAATTAATTTAAATGTGTAATTAAATGTTCTTTCATTTATTTTTTCAAATACAGCTTCACTAAAATTGTTTTGTGCTGTTGCCGTTACTTTACTAATTGCACCCTCGATATTACCTAAACCTATTGCTTCACCAGTTGTGATTGCCATATCTCTGGCGGCTGATAATGCAAAACCACCTAAACCTTTTAATGCTTCTTCAATAGCAGTTGTTGTATCTTTAGCTGCCATTGCTCGACTGATTGCACCTGCAGCTAAACCTGCTTTTCCAAGGTCTGTATGACCTGTAGCTGCTGAATAACTTGCTTTAATTCCTGGTGGCATATACAATGAAACTCCACCTGTAACTGTACTATGAGTTGCTAAACCACCCGACAACACACTATTTGGTGCTGGTTTACCTATTTGTATGTCTTCGCCCCATCTGGATTTTTTTAGTTTTTTAATATTATATTTTTTACCTCTACTACCAACTTTTTCAAATCTTTGGTCAACAGGTATGTCTTCACTATCAATGTTTACACCAATTTGTTTATTAAATTCTGTATCTCTGTCTAATGATTTATTATTTGATATAGAATAAAAAATAATATAGTGACCACCACCTGTACCTAAATCTCTAGGAAATTGTATGTTAGTAAATTCTAATGGGTTTTTAACCAAGTGTGCCGTAGGCGAACCTGATTTCATCTCTAATGGACTTTTCTTTAATAAGTCAACAGCTGCTTGTTTTGGACTTGCAGCTACACCACCACTCCCACCAAGGAATTGGTTTACTACTGATAATGCTTGTCCTAGTTTAATTGATGGCATATAAATAATCCTATATCTTTGGTAATATTTATAAAGGATAATGGAGTGAAATGACTAAAACATATAAAGGCATATACAAACCAACACACCCTAAAAAATACGCTGGTGACCCAAATAAGATAGTATATCGTTCTAATTGGGAGCGTAAGTTTATGGTATACTGTGACAGAAATGATGATATTACATATTGGGCAAGTGAAGAATTAGCCATTCCGTATTACAATCCTGTTACTAAAAAAGTTCACAGATACTTTCCAGACTTTATCATAAAGACTTCAAAAGGCAAAAAGTTTATGATTGAAATAAAACCTGCCAAATATCTAAAACCACCTAAACCTCAAGCAAAAAGAACAAAACGATTCTTTGGTGAACAAGTTGAATTTATTAGAAATCAAGCAAAATGGAAAGCTGCTAGTAAATATTGTGAAGACCAAGGTATGGAGTTTAAAGTGTTTACTGAAAGAGAATTAGGTATTTACTAATCGGATGTTAAATCATCACCTAGTTTAGTATCAGATACACCTGTTTTTTCATCAATTGATGTATGTTGTACACTACTGTTTGAAACTTGTGTTGTGTTACCACCAATAAACGCACCACCACCCATAGCTGCACCTTGAGCAGCAGCCATCTCTGCTGATGTACTATTAATTTGTCCACCTGTTGCGCCACCAGTTGTTGTTGTGCCTGTTCCTGTAACTGCCTCACCTGTTTTTTTAATTCTATAAAATGCTTTTCCAAATAAACCATTATCATCATATACAGCTTCAAACTTACCTTGACCCATTTTTGATAATTCAGTTGCGTATGATATAGCAGCCGCCTCATCTTTTTTATCTAGTTTAATCATATTACCATCAGGTCCTACAACATTACCGCTTTCGTCTGTGGTTATAGGTTTGTTTTGTGTTGCTATATTTTCTGCAATAGAGGCGTCACCTGTGCCAGCAGTACCAACTGTTTCAGTACCTGCCTCACCGCCTGTGCCTAATATTTTTTCTTTTAGTGCTTTTGCCTTATCACCAATAAATGGTAAACCCTCAACTGATTCTAAAATACCAACTAATAAGTTTTGCATTAACTCTTTTATTTTTCTAAATGGTGCCATTGCAAAGTCAATAATACTATCTTTAATTTCTGTAAACTTTGTAGTAACACCATCTGTAATTTCTGTAATCTTTTCTGGTATAGTGACCATTACAAAGTTTTTAACTTTTGTAAACAGACCTACAACTTCATCTTTGATGTTTGTAAACCAATCAGTAATACTATCTTTAATTTCTTGTACTTTTGTAGGTATAGTAATTGTAAAGAAATCTTTGACCTTTGTAAAAATACTTTTTACATCTGCAACAATATTTGTAAACCACTCTGTAATATTATCTTTCATGGTCTGTACATTTTCAGGTATGGTGATTGTAAAGAAGTTTTTAATTTTAGTAAATATATCTTTTACATTATCTACAATACCTGTAAACCAATCAGTAATAATAGTTTTAGCTTCTTCTACTTTTGTAGGTATTGTTACTGTAAAAAAGTTTACTACTTTATCCCAAAAATCTTTAATGCCTTCTTTGATACTTGTAAACCACTCTGTAATTGTAGTTTTAATTTCTTCAATCTTTTCTGGCACAGTAATTGTAAAGAAGTTAACAACACCATCTTTCCATTCTTTAAACTTTTCAGGTACAGTAATCATAAAGAAGTCTTTTACATTATTATATCCTTCTTTTACACCATCAATAATACCTGTAATTGTTTCTGCTATCTCTCTACCAAATTTTTGTAAAAACTTTGCAAGACCTAATAGACCTATAATCAGGCCGCCTTTCACAAGCATACCTTTGATACCACCGGCACCCATAAGACTGCCTACTTTTTCTTTTGCCTTTGCAAAAAATGATTTATTTTTTTCTCCAGATGGCGCTACTTTAGCATCATCACTTTCGCCGACTTGAGCAAGGTCTTGAGCCATATTAGCGTCTTGTATTTGGTCTTTTTGTAAAGATACACTATCACTAAACTTATCGACTAATGAGTAAATACCATCTCTAATATCTCCTAATACAGTCATCATACTGTCAAAAGGATTCATAGGTTGTGCTACTACGGCAGGTGGACCTGCTGTTGCGCCGGCACCTGCCGGTACTAAAGATGTACCGCCACCTGCAAGTGAATTAAAATTATCACCTACTGCTTTACCTATTTCTATTACTGATTGGTCTTTAAGTGTTAGTTCCATTACTTAAACCTTTTTTGAATATACTTGTACACAGCATAAGCACCTAGTAATACGACTAATGTAGCTATGCCGTCAAACCAACTTGTATCATTAATTACTTGCAATAACTCTGCTGTGATTTCCATTATTTTTTACTCTTACTTGTACCTGTGTATAAACCAAACCAGGCAGCACCAGCACCAACTACGATACTAATTAACCCACTTTGTTCCATAGTAGGAGCAGCCAAGTTCATATACCATATTACACATTTGTATAATAGAATAATGTAAACTGTTAAGAATAATCTTGGAAATATTCTCCAAGCATCCACAGCTCTAGCCATATCAATTAAACCTTGATACTTATTTTTACTAGAATCTACAGTTGATGTATCAATCTCTAGTTCTAAATTA